TCCATTAGTATACAAAGTATTACAGGTACGTACACCTCTTTTACTGTATCTAGAACAGGAGGAGGGTTAGCGAATTTTACTTCGACCGTACAAAATTTCCCTACCAATTCTTTTACCGATCCTACGGCTCTTAACAACAATTCTCAATATACCTATACGATTACACCTACGAATAACGGCGTAGCAGGTACCGTATTTAGTGCGATTACCAACACAACAACGGGCCTATCGAACGGATTGATTTATTCATTGGCAAGCGCTCCTACCCTTACTTATAACGGTGCCGGGTCAAGCACCAGTGCCATTAGTTTTACTTTTACAGGTGGTTCATATACGAATTTATCTGTCCAGTTTCCAAGTGGTACATTCATTGCGACGACCACTGTGTCGCCTTATACGGGTGGTTCTTTCGGAGCAAATACCCAAAATACGTATTATGTGTTTGCGATCAATGGGGACAATTATGGTGGATTAACCGCAGCAGCTACAGGAACGAACGTGACTGCTTCATCAACGTCCGTATCGGTATGTACCTGGGCGTCGGCACCCACATTGACTTACAATGGTGCTGGTTCGAGTACGACTGCCATCAGTTTTACGTACTCTGGAGGTACGTTTTCTAGTTTGTCTATCCAAACCACTCTGGGTACTCAGATTACAACGATTACAACGTCCCCTTATACATCGCCCAGTATTTACAGTGCGAATCAACAAATTACCTATTATGCTTGTCCAGTCAATCAACTCTCGTATTACAGTACTACAACCAATTTTGCTTCCGTATCGGTATGTACTTGGGCCATCATAACAGCGGCTGCATTTGTTACTCCCAATGTATTGGGTAGAATATTCAACGGCACAAGTACATTAGGTGGTATTACGGGAACCTTCACATCATATATTCTTACACGCACGGGCGGAAGCCAAGGAACATATACATTGTCAGGACAAACTGGTTCTACAGTAACCGATACAACTACGGGTCTTACTAACAATACTGCATATACATTCAACTTGACACCGGTCAATCAATTGAATTATAATGGTACTGTATTTACTTCCATTACTGGTTCTACCAGTTCCGGTATTATTTATACATTAGCTGCGGCAACCATGACGCCAACCTTAGTCAACGCGAGTGGTGGTACAACGTCGGTGTTTATGTCGTGGACAAATACAGGCTATTCCAGTATTCGTATTCAAAATACAACAACGTCAGGTACAATTAGTACATTTACAACGGCTTCAGGTACGACAACTTATAACAGTAATAGTGTAGGTGCATTATCTACCAATACTCAATATACGTATACATTTACAGCGTTAAATGGTGATGGAACGTTTTTTGTCGGGACAACGTCGACAACACTTGCCACATGTACCTGGGCCAGTTGCAATGCCCCCACATTTGCGAGTACGACTTCTAGTGGAACTACACTCACAGATACGGGTACATTCAGTAAAGTGTTAATTAATTATACAGGAGGAACCGCCAGTCCAGCAAGTGGAACAACATTTACCGGAACAAATACGATTACTCAAGCGTATACATTGATGGCGAGCAGTACAACTTACACATTTACTTGTTTCCCGGTGAACGCATTGAATTATCAATCATCTACGAGTACATCTAATAATGTTACGACATCTGCATCGGGGCCTTCATATACACTTATTACTGACGGTTCATCAACAACTGGATGGACAAACGTTTACGGAACTGTAGCTATTAACAACAGTATTGGAAATCCAACACCATCTATTCAAGGAGGTAGTTGTATGTTTTACACTGATATTAAAAGTCGCACCCCTTTTACTAGTATTACAAATCTATGGGGTCGAACCATAAAATTTGATGTATATTGTGCAGTCAATGGTCTTGCTAATTTTTGGCTTGGTTGTAGTTCAACTGGCGCTGGTGGTGCTTGTTTTAGAATAGAATCAAGGACACCATATTTTAGTGGATTTAATAAGAATAGATACACAGTAGCACCTTGGTCAAGTGGTAATTTTAATGGTTCATTGTGGGATGCAACAACCGGACCTTACTTTTCAAATAGCAATTGGCGAACAGTAGTAATTACAGTAACAGCAGCAGGTGCATGTACATATACTGTTAATGGGGTAAATTACGGATCACAAGCATGGCAACTTGGTGCTGGCACATCAGGAAATACATTTCTTGCATTTGAACCAGAAGTATCAACCTGCTATTTTGATAATATGTATATTGCATAATATTTATTAGTGTATATTATTTTCAAATCAAGTCGAAATTCAAATGATAGAATCCTGAAAAGAAAATTAGATTTTTTTCCAATATACTAACTATACAAATGTCAGACAATTATTATATGTATAACGGATACTATTTTACAAAAACATTTCCGGAAGCATGGACAGCTAATCAATTACCTGGTACAGGCACTGAATGTGCGACTTGTATGTTGTATGGTAGTTGGAATGGAACATTTTGTGCGTATTGTGTAGAGTGCGCTGCAAATAAATATAATTATTTACGTGGTGGTGGTGTAGCCTATCTTCATTTAGGTGAATATGGTGATTCACAAAATCAAAATGCTTCAATTCGCACCTATTTGAAAGATATTCCATTAAATAAAATTGGTGATCAGACATTGTTTGATAGTTGTGCGCATCATCAAATTACAGGTGATGAACTAATGGTGTATTGTACGAATCCAACCGTTTTTCCTACAATACCGGTGATACCTGTTGAAGAACCACCAACTGAAGAATCACCTGCCGAAGAATTACCTGTTGAAGAATTACCCGTTAAAGAACCACCTGCTGAAGAACCACCAGCTGAAGAATCACCTGCCGAAGAATTACCCGTTAAAGAACCACCTGCTGAAGAACCACCAGCCGAAGAATCACCTGCCGAAGAATTACCTGCCGAAGAATTACCTGCCGAAGAATTACCTGCCGAAGAATTACCTGCCGAAGAATTACCTGCCGAAGAATTATCAACTGAAGAACCACCTGCTGAAGAAGATGGACATATGGTCGACAACTAATGAATCAATGATTAACATAAAAATTGATTCTTTTTGATAAGATTATAGAGAACCTTACCAAACTTCAAACATACGAATATAATCATGGAACTCAATATGGAATTAAAGGAAATCATTGATCTAGGTAAGTATTATTCATATAATGGGGAATTGTTTACGAAGACATTTCCCAATGAATGGGCAACAAACCAAATGGCAGGAACAGGTACGGAATGTGACAATTGTATGTATTATGGTGTTTGGAATGGTGTATTTTGTGCATATTGTCTGAACTGTGCAGACAATATGTATGAGGATAGTCGTGGTGGTGGTTTATATGGGTATCTTCATGAGGGTGAATGTGGCGATCCAGATAATAAATATGCGGCTGCAAATACATATTTAAAAGATATTCCATTGAAAGAGATTGGGGATCAATTAATACAAGATAGTTGTGCGATATTCAATGTTTCGGAAGAACAATGTCTGGTTTTTCGTGAGTCTAAAGCAGTCGACTTCGCTAACACTACGTCAGCAAACTCTTCGGATGGTCAGGGTTACGTAGTAGGAACCCAGTTAGATACTGATGAAACAGAATAAGTTTGGGATCGAGTGACATTTGTGTAAACTATCCTCAGCTTTGTTACAGATAGTTGGTATGGAACTCCGCTCCGCTTCGTTCCATTCCTTAGAAACTGGTAAAGGCTCTGAACAGTCAGAAGAACCTAACATAAAAATTACAAAAAATAATAAAAAAGGGATAACCAACATCCCATCCCTTTTTTATTGAACAAACTACCGGATAAGTTTGTAGTGGTCCAGGTATTATTATTGTAATTGTATATTAATTAAAATTCTTCAAAACGAATAATCATATTGCTACCAAATTTCTACGGACTTTCTCTTATGAAGTTAGTAACTTTTTTGACATCTTTGGTGTGCGAAAAAACTACACAATCCGCACAGAATATAGATTAGGTGTTGGTGTAGTTATTTTTGTATAGTAATTTCCACCTACAATAAAAAATATACATTATATATGCCACTGAGTATATTATGTTCTGTGAATTCCGTGGCGGGTCTAGAATCCAAATTAACAGTCGGAGTGATTACAGCAGCCAGTTTTGTATTACCAACAGCTCTTGGTTCCATTAGTATACAAAGTATTACAGGTACGTACACCTCTTTTACTGTATCTAGAACAGGAGGAGGGTTAGCGAATTTTACTTCGACCGTACAAAATTTCCCTACCAATTCTTTTACCGATCCTACGGTTCTTAACAACAATTCTCAATATACCTATACGATCACACCCACGAATAACAGCGTCGCAGGTACCGCATTTAGTGCGATTACCAACACAACAACGGGCCTATCGAACGGATTGATTTATTCATTGGCAAGCGCTCCTACCCTTACTTACAATGGTGCCGGGTCAAGCACCAGTGCCATTAGTTTTACTTTTACAGGTGGTTCATATACGAATTTATCAGTACAATTTCCAAGTGGTACATTCATTGCGACGACCACTGTGTCGCCTTATACAGGTGGTTCTTTCGGACCAAATACTCAAAATACGTATTATGTGTTTGCGATCAATGGGGACAATTATGGTGGATTAACCGCAGCAGGTACAGGAACGAACGTAACTGCTTCATCAACGTCCGTATCGGTATGTACCTGGGCGTCGGCACCCACATTGACTTACAATGGTGCTGGTTCCAGTCAAAATGCCATCAGTTTTACGTACTCTGGAGGTACGTTTTCTAGTTTGTCTATCCAAACCACTCTGGGTAGTCAGATTGATACAAGCACGGTATCCCCTTATACATCGCCCAGTCTTTACAGTATAAATCAACAAATTACCTATTATGCTTGTCCAGTCAATCAACTCTCGTATTACAGTACTACAACCAACTATGCTTCCGTATCGGTATGTACCTGGGCGTCGGCACCCACATTGACTTACAATGGTGCTGGTTCCAGTCAAAATGCCATGAGTTTTACGTACTCTGGAGGTACCTTCACCAGTTTGTCTATCCAAACCACTCTGGGTAGTCAGATTGATACAAGCACGGTATCCCCTTATACATCGCCCAGTCTTTACAGTATAAATCAACAAATTATCTATTATGCTTGTCCAGTCAATCAACTCTCGTATTACAGTACTACAACCAATTTCGCTTCCGTATCGGTATGTACCTGGGCCAGTTGCAATGCTCCTACATTTGCGAGTACGAGTTCTAGTGGAACTACACTCACAGATACGGGTACATTCAGTAATGTGTTAATTAATTATTCAGGTGGAACCGCCAGTCCAGCAAGTGGAACAACATTTACCGGAACAAATACGATTACTCAAGCGTATACATTGATGGCGAGCAGTACAACATACACATTTACTTGTTTCCCGGTGAACGCATTAAATTATCAGTCGACGAATTCGGCATCAGCAGGTGTTACGACTAGTTCTGGGGCTCCGTCTCCTGTATTATTGGGTACTTATGCTGTAGCATGGAGTTTTCCGTCAGGAGGATCAACAAGACCTGGATATTCTATCGCTTGTAGTTCAACTGGTCAATATGTGAGTTTTTGTTGTAATCTTAAAATTTACTACTCAAGTAATTATGGTGTTTCGTTCAACACATATACATCTACGACTAATATGTACGCAATTACAATGAGTAGTAGTGGGCAATATCAATTAGCAGTAAGTACAGGAATCCCAGCGTGTAGCATTTATCAATCAACTAATTTTGGAGTAACTTGGACAATACCTAAAGCAAATGTCACATCAAATAATGGTGGTAGGTGGTTTCAATCGGTATGTATTTCGAGTGATGGTTCTCGCATGTTTTGCGGTGGAAGTGGCGGGGCAGGTTTACAAAATTATAGATCAGATAATTTCGGTACTACATGGTCAGGTGCAATCGGCGGCATCCTTGGTCGTAACAGTTGTGCTATGCTTTATTCGTCAGGACTCGTATATGCGAGTCAAAATTTAAATACTCCAATTGCTATTATGTCAATAACAACAACAACAGAAACAACAGGAACAACACTTCCTGCCCAAGTGTGGTTTATAACAAGTAATGGTTCAACTAATTGGTATTATATAAATTCTAGTAATAACGGGTTTTATTCTTCGAATTCAGGTACTAGTTATGGATCCGCCGTAAGTTCTATAGCAATAGGTTTTATCACAAATATAAGGGGGCTTTGGTATAATTCTGCTGGAACACGTATATGGGCTGCTGGTGCATCAAATATGAACTTATATTATTCTACTAACAATGGCACAAGTTGGACAACAGTTACTACGGGCTTATCGGGTATTATATATGGGTTTAATATATCATCAAACAGTAGCACTGCATATATATTATTAACATCAGGAGCCGTCTATTCTTTAAATATTTCAGGTTACTAATGTAAAACCTTGAGCATACAAACTTCTCCTGACTTATTAGTAATTTTTGCGACACTTTTTTCATATTACCGAAGTTTATTATGGTACTTACTAATAATTAAATAAAAAAATCTATTTAAAAATACAATGCATAATATGATATACTCTGATATCATGCCTTCAGCAATTGGAATTGATCTTGGAACTGTGAATAGTTGCGTCGGTGTTTGGCAAAATGGAAAAGTCGAAATTATTGCCAATGAATGCGGTAATCGAATTACGCCCTCTTTTGTTTCTTTTACTGCCGATGAGCGTTTGATAGGAGATGCGGCCAAGTCCGGCATCGCTTCCAATCCATCCAATACAGTATTCGATGCCAAGCGTCTGATTGGCAAGAATTACAATGACTCCCAAGTTCAAGACAGTTTGAAGCATCTTTCGTATAAAGTCATCAATAAAAGCAACAAACCCATGATTGAGGTAGAATTCCGCAACGAGACCAAAGAGTTTTCCGCGGAAGAGATTGGCTCCATGGTTCTCAGTAAAATGAAGGAGATTGCCGAGGCCTATTTGGGAGAGGAGGTAAAAGACGCCGTCATTACCGTACCCGCTTATTTCAACGATTCACAGCGCCAGGCGACCAAGGATGCCGGTGCGATTGCCGGTCTCAATGTACTCCGTATCATCAATGAACCTACCGCCGCAGCCATTGCCTACGGTCTAGACAAAAAGGCCAAGGGGGAGCGCAACATCCTTATTGCCGACATTGGCGGCGGTACCACAGATTTCTCTGTTCTTACCATCGAGGAGTCGGTGTTCGAAGTCAAGGCTACCGCAGGTGATACGTTTTTGGGCGGGTCCGATTTCGACAACAAATTGTTGGATTATTTCACCGAGGAATTCAAACGCAAGCACAAGAAAGATTTGACGGAGAACAAACGTGCTGTGCGTCGTCTCCGTACCGCATGTGAGAGTGCCAAACGCACATTGTCGTCGGCGAACGTGGCCAACATTGAAATTGACAGTCTCTTTGACGGTGTCGATTTCAGTTCCACCATTACCCGTGCCAAATTCGAGAACTTGTGCGACGATTTGTGCAAAAAGACCATGGTTTTCTTGGACCAAGTGATTGTGGATTCCAAGATTTCCAAGGACCGCATCCACGAAATTGTGTTGGTGGGTGGTACGACACGTATTCCTCGTATCCAACAGCTCTTGTCCGAGTATTTCAACGGTAAGGAATTATGTAAATCTATCAACCCCGATGAGTGTGTGGCTTATGGTGCGGCTGTCCAAGCCGCACTGTTGACTGGTAATTCCGACGAGCAGATTCAGGATTTGCTCTTGTTGGATGTGTGTCCCTTGAGTATGGGCCTGGAGACGGCGGGTGGCGTCATGACCAAGCTCATTCCCCGCAACACCACGATTCCCACCAAGAAGTCGCAGACATTTTCCACGTATGCCGACAACCAACCCGGAGTGTTGATTCAAGTCTACGAGGGTGAGCGCGCATTGACCAAGGACAACACGCTCTTGGGTTCGTTCCAATTGGACGGTTTGCCACAGATGCCCCGTGGTCAGCCCCAGATTGAGGTGTCGTTTGATTTGGACGCCAACGGTATTTTGAACGTGTCAGCCTGTGAAAAATCGACGGGCAAGTCCAACAAGATTGCGATTAAAAACGACAAGGGTCGCCTGAATCCGGAGGATATTGAACGCATGGTGAATGATGCGGAGAAATTCAAGGAAGAAGACCGTAAGATCACGGAAGCCATCAACTGTAAATGCGAGTTGGAGACCTACATACATACTACCAAGGAGAAGATCAACGGTGATGACATCAAAGAGAAGGTGGAAGAAGAGGACAAGAAGCGATTCAATGAGAAGATTGAGGAGCTGGAGAACAAGCTTGCCAACCGTAAGGTAGAGGACATTGAAATTTACCAAGATTACCGTCGGGAACTAGAGACGATTTTTGGTGAGATTATGGAGAAAGTAAACCCAGGTGGCGCGGATGTAAGCAAGGAGGAATTACAGAAGATGGTGAATGAAATGGCAAAGGAAGGAGAAAAGAATGGAGACATGCCCGATTTTTCCAATATGTCATCCAGTAACGAACCACAGATTGATGAAGTAGACTGAACAAAAAGGTGTAAAATTGATACATAAATATATTGTCATGTTCCAACATCATAAATATTTCGAAACTTTACTCAGCGTCGCTCCTTAAAATCATAATAATGGGAAAATGCTTCTCATGTTTCAAATCCAAAATAAAACCTATTGTATATAAAAAACAAAAATTTATTATGTACAATACAGAAATAACACATGATAAATATCGAATAACATCGGAAAAAACAAATATAATTGTTCACAGAAAAATTCAAAGTTGTGATAACATAAATTTATTAGGTGACTCAATATCACCATTATCTCGTCATTCAAACTCCTCTGGAGTTAGGTTGGGACCACATCGCAAAGCGAAATCAATGGATTGTTTGTTTTCACTCGTATAATTACGGTAAACCTTGGTACCCCGCAATATCGTAAGGTATTTGCCGCAAATATTCATTAAAATTAAACAACCTCAAATCAGAAAAATTCTCCGATTTCAAAAAAGTTTCCAACAACAAAATTTCGTCGTCATTGATTTGGTAATCAATGTTGGTCAAGTTCAAATAGTGCATGGGTTCCAACATAAACAGACGAACACGGTGAAAACGCAACAATTCGTCGGACAAACGCGCATAATACAATTCATCGTTACGCATACCCATGACCAGATTTTCTCTAGGAAAATGAAGATGACACACCCCGTCGTCCCCTTTTTTACATACATTGCGTTCACATTTGATGCATTGGGTATAATTCGTAAAATTCGTATCATTATCCAAATAATCAATATCATCTTCTTTCATACGTTGAAAAGCAACCGAATCACCCACCACTTTCCGCAAAAATGCCTCAATTTTCCCCATTTTTTGTGAATAAGAATAGGTAAGGTTCTCCAGCATGTCCATAATTTGTAATTTGTAAAACCGGTTCTCATATTGACTCAATAGTTCGCGTACCGTGGTGCGGAAAATGCGATAAAAACGGCTTTCCATGTGAATATTACGTATGGTTCTCACACGTTTATTGTTGGGCGCCACGCTTCCCACAATGACTTTGTCCGCTTCCAAATAATCCATGCTTTCCATTTCTTGGAGTTCGTCGGGGGTATTTTCCATGGCCGGAGAAATTTTCACATATTGTTCGGTTTCGGTCAATATTCCAATGATTTTGTCGTCATCTACGATTTTTGTTTTGGGAGAACATTTGATTTTACCCTCGGTTTTTACATACAATTGATTGAATTCCTGAATGGTAGTTTTGTAATCCTTCCAATCTTTTACTTGGTCCATGAGAATCAAATCTAGATTGTCCAAGAGAGTTGATGGAGCACATGGTACAAAGAAACGAGTAGATTCTCCTTTTGTTTTGGCGTAAGAAGTAACGAAACCCACTATCTTGGATTGATAGTTCATGACCTGTAGGTGAATTATATAATTATATCTGCTAAGAACTACATACATTTCAGTCGCTGATATGTTACGTTTAAATTCATACACATTGGGCAGGCTGGATTGAGGTCGGCATTGCGACGTTACTGCTTTTTCCACCATTTGAATGAGGTTCTCCATTTTACTATCCAACGATTTTACACCTGAATGAAACAACCGGTGAATCACAACTTTTTTCTTGTTTTCAAACACATAAATAGGTTCATAAAAATCACCATCTTTGAACAGTATCCACGTACCCCGGGACGCATCAAACAATTTGGGTGAATAAGCGCTGGTGGGACACAAAATCTCCACCTGATTTGGTTTGGGCAACATAAGAATCACCATATTCATTCCGTTGGGTATCAATTTGGGGTTGGGTTGAGTAACAATGTCCCACAAATAGGTGTGGTCAATATAAGTGGTTTCGTCCAATAGATATTTTATGAAAGCTTCATATGAGGCAACCGTTTCTTTCAAAAACGCGAGTTCTTCCTCACTTCCACCGCTGGCAATCTCTTTGGCAAACCAAGAATCCGCGTATTTGGGATTTTTGGGGTCAGTATCTGCGGGTACATTCGCCGGTCTAAAAATGGCCACGAGAGAACCATTGTGATATTGTAAAAACATATCCAGGGTGATGGATTCCGAGATAATTTTGCGCATTTCCGAGATGGTCGGTTTTTTCACACTATGTAATTCCGCATAGAGATCCGCAACACATCCTATAAAAGACTGGGATTCAGACGCTTCCACACCATAACGCAAAATACAACTAGTGTTTGCTTTAATCAGGGCCGAATTGGTTTTCTCTACACATTTATTGTTGTCTGTCTTCAAAAAACGTTGGAGCGGTTCTGGCAAAAACCCAAATCGATTGTCGGATAATGGACGGCTATTGGCGCTCATCACATAAACGTTTATTTTTTGGGTGATTTTTGTAGAATTTAGGTCTTTTTCGATTGCTTGCTGGCGTTTAAAACAACATGGAAGCGAGAACCCGTCGGGATGTTTTCCGGTCATTAATCCGGGATAATGAGTAATATAATTGCCCTTTTCATCCACGTGTTCTTTGGGAGCATTGAATTCGTAAATGAACGCGCCTTTGGGCACCACCTTTGATTTGGACGGTATGATCGCCTGGGGATTCGTTTTCAAGATTTCATCGACTTCTTCTTGCGTTAAACTGGTGTTTTCCTTGAGAGACCAGTATCGTGGGCAAATATACCAAAATTGTTTTTCCGGGTCGGGGTCTGACCCGTACTTCAACGCACTACTATAAGATTCAGGATGAGCACTATCAATGCGTTCTTTTTCGGAATTCGTGAGTAATACTGGTTGTCGCATGACTGCGGGAGGACAAGATTTGGAATAAGGATTGTATTGTCCTTTTTCTTTTTTAAGTACGATAACCGGATCATATTTTTCGATTTTTTCTTGAAATGGATTGGGGTTTTTAAGAGATTTTCCTTCTACAATTATTTCTAGGTTCTCGTCTTCATCGTCTCCATCATCACCGCCACCTTTTCCTCCTTCGACATCCATACCAAACATGGATTCATTGTCCGAGTCTTCTGAATCACTTTTGGACGTTTTTTTTTGTTTTACTTCTTGTGACGTCTTTGGGGCGTCGTCTTCGAAATCAAAATCGGATTCATTTACTTCTTCATCCTCCAGACCCTCGTCTTCTTCTTCTTCGCGATTCGTAACGGCTTCCGCAAAGAAATCAGAATCGTCTCCTACAAACAAAATAGGTTGTGCGACTTTGGCAATATAGGCGGTATCTGTCGCTACAATATTATCAATATGAGACTTGTCCACGTTTTTATAATTTATCGATTTCTTACACTGAGTAATAAAAGTACCAATGGCCGGAATGGAAGTAGGTTCTTGAAAAATACGCACCATGCTGTCCAAATAAATTTTCAGTACATCCACATATTCCAGAGACGCAATTTGATCAACCGTCATTGTTAACATGTTATTGGATGGATTGACGGTCATTGTTATGGGAAACCCGGTATTATCGACCAATTTACCCTGAAGCATAGTATGTTCTCCAAAAAACTTCACAGTTCGTTCTCTCGCCTGGTCCTCTGTTAATTTGAAATCCTCTTTTAATACGGTAATCACATCTTCGATTTCGCGTGTCTTGGAATACGTTTGACTGATGGCCAGTGAAATAGGGTCCATATCTTGATAATTTTCTACACGTTTGAACGTGAGTTTCCCCCCTTTTTCCGAAGAAACATCGGTCTCAACTATATCAAAGACGCTGGAGAGACAACCTTTGTATTTTTTAATGTCCATCTTTTTAGAAATTTGTATACTAGAAACGTATTGAATTTGTTCTATTTCAATGATACGGTTCTCCATATATCCTCCGATTTCGTAATGTTCGGGAATACGTATTTGGTATCCGGTTTCAAACAAAAATGCGTTTAATTTTTCCAAAATGGGTTGTATGGTTTGTTGAATCAACGGGAAAATGGATTGCGTTGCGATCGGTTTATTCAGACCACATTTCATCATTATTTTACCGTCCTTGTTAAAATTCAAGAATATTTGTAGTGATTGGTTCTCATACGTTTCTTGTATCATCAACGTGATTTGTCCGGTTCTCCCCGTTTCTTTGGATAATTTTGATATTTCCGTGGCGGATAAAGTAGGTATCTTCTTTCCATTGGTAGCGATTTTATCGCTATACAACCGATAAATGTTCTCCCGTTTAAATCCGGGATTGTATTTAATAAAAGGAATATTTGGTACAGCATGTATGCGTTTGAAGATAGTATCCAACGGTAATATATTGGCAAAGTCGGCGTGTAAAACCATTCGAAATGAGTTGATACCGTTGGATGAATACAAAAGAGGAGTGGTAGCTTGGTCGTCAATCTGATAAAACATATCTACCGTTTTGTATAATTTCCACGTGTTCTCGTCGATGGTTTTATTATACTCATCCAACAACATTTGTTTTTTCTCTTTCAAATCATCCAACTTGCGAATACCATCCTTGAATAGAAATGGAAAATACATTTGGAGAACATATTCATTTGTAATGTTCAGTTTTTCTGTAAATTCGAGAACGTTCTCCGCACTACATACAAATATTTCATGATGTATATTGTAATTTAATAGTATGGAATTATCAAAAGAGAACAGTGGATTCTTTTTAATATCTGGGAGAACCATGGAGATATGATAAGGATTGGCAGAGAAAAGCCACTGATATGATTTTTCAAATCGTTGTCCGATAGGTACATCGACCGTATGTTCTTTATCGTCCATTCCTGCGCCAGAAAGAACGGCAGTAAATTCCTCCAAAGTATATGTTTTTTTGGATTCATCGAGAACCACTTTTTCATGAAAATCGAGTGAATTACACACTTGTTTCATTTTTGCATAGTCTAATGGTTGTTCTCCATTTTTTGTTATGTTTTTATAAATAGAAGTTACATCCAAACTTCTCCGATGACCTTCGGTCATCTTCGAAGTTAGTTGTTGATAGCCTTGCTCTCTGACCAAACGTATTTTGTTTTGAGAGAACAAGTATATTTCCTTGTATGAAAGTGGGTGTTTATCCAACATTTTGATTATTTTATTTTTAACTACTCGTATGGAATCATCTAAATGGATAGTGAATGTTTCTTCCTGTGTGATAGTTTCCACAGGTTCTCCGTCTTTTCCCAACAAGGTAATTTTATAGGAGCCTGTTATAAACTCCTCCGCAAGCAAGCTTGCTCCGGAGTTAGGAGATTTTTCTCCGCTGTCGCTACGGAAAAATGCTTCAATCTCCTCCGGAGGAGATTTTTCGAGACCTGATGTTTTCATTTTCTCTTTTTCCTCCTCTTTTTCCGGATTGCTAGTTTCAGAAGATGAAGAAAAAACATTCATAATGTTATTCACTCCACTCATAACTGTATCTGTAATAGATGTCATAATAATATGTAAATATACATTATAATTACATATTTTTTATCTTGGGAAAGATAATCCTTGAGCCAAATTTTTACAATGTACATGTAAATTGTTGATTTTGATATAATTATCGTCGACATTAAAATAGGGAATGAGACGATTTTTTTCGTCTGCTTTCCAAACAAGATTATATGGCGTATAATCGATCAATGAATATTTACTTTTAATACCAATATCTCTTGGTTTGTCTTTATCTCCCGTGTCAAACCCATATAACATAATTCCTATCGCAGCAGCATCAAATATGGTTTGGTTGTATTTATCGAAATGAACGGACGGAAAACTTGAGTCTTCAAACTTCGCCGGACTTTGTTCTTTGAAGTTAGATATATGAAGGACATCAGTAGTAGACCAAAACGTGGGCATAAACTGAACATTATGTTCACTGGATGACAAATAATACCCATATAACATGGCCATTTCGGACAACCATACTTCGGGGTCTACTTCCCATTGATTGATGAATTCAATCATGTATTCTAATAGTCCATCCATGGATGCGGAATCTTTAATATACATGACACCCGACGCAGCGCGGTCATAATGATCAAACATAAAACACATCTTCCATTTCTTAAACTCGGATAACCATACACGTGGGTCATCATAAATCAAATTGTCGAGTTCCATAAAAAAACAGTCAGTTAAATTGCGTTGTTTCATGGCATTTCCCAAGAGGAAGAACCGTTCAAAACACCGGATGAACAACAACTCGCGCCCTTTTAACCAAGGTAATACCATGAATTTATCTTTATTTTGATTGTAGCAATGTATAAATTCTGGGGATTGAACTTCATCATATTTTACAATATTTATGTTGTATTTTCCAGTCAATTCGGGTAAATAGGGTGAGTTTAAATCATCCAAAATGAGAACAATGTCACCATCATAAAACAGTCGTATTTGGTGAATACAATCCAGAATATATTCGGGTAATTTACCGATGAAACTCAGCGCGACAAACATATAATGTATAGGTAAATACACACATATAATGTATATATACTTTTACGCAATGATTTGTTTGATATAATGTTTCAATTTCAGATGATGTTGTATCGATGTAAAATCGACGGTTTCATAATTCTTCCTTTCCTTTTCAGAATGGGAAAAATCGGACCATGAATCAAGCAAAATCATGGGCAGTCCTGTCTGATTCTGAATATTCAGTGAATAGGGTGTTTTTAACATGACCGGAACTACTTGCAAATAATAGCATTCCCATAATCGATGTGTGTCCAGTCCGTTTCCTTCAGGACAGATACAGTAACGATATTCCATCATACGAAGCAAATTTTCCATAGGGGACGTTAACGACAAATATTGTACTTTATTGAACAAAGCCTCGTAACATTTCATACGTTTTTCCTTGTTGGTGTCTATTTTGAAATTCATGTAGGCCCATTTTTTCTTCACAACCGACAAATCGTAATTTTTAAAGATGTATTCAAACATTTCTAGGTTGCCGTGTGGCCATTGACGGTTGGCGATACCGATGGGAATGAAATATAATTTACTGTGAAGATGTCCGACATTTTGCCCATGCCATCGTATGAGTTTCGGATGATTTAATATGGCATGTACCGTGGGATTATCCACAATATTCATGTCAGAATTATGTGTGATGAGAACAAAAGGATTCTTGAATAAGTCCATGATTTTATGAAATTCCGTAATCAAATCTCCGTAACAAAATACGATACGGTGATTATCATAAGGTTCTTTGTTATCAAAATCACCCAAATGTTTTTGTTTTTCCGTTTGCGGAGTAATCATGGGATTGTATTGAAAATAATAGGTTGTTCCAATGTAAACATCCGCTACATTTTGTAGACGTTCTCCGGTAACTATTTGTGTAGAATCCATATTGTAAAAATATACACAAAATATTTATGTTATTTATAAAAAAATATAAAAATATAAAAATATATGTGTAATAATAATAAAAAAATGTATTATCCAGAATACGATGTAATTGACACCTTTGTGGAATTTATAGAGAACAATACCCCATTTAGTTTTTCAAAATACGGGGACGGTGAATGGATTTGCGCTAATCGCGATGTTTTTAATGGAAAATATGGAAATACAAACAGTGACTACGATACTTATACGGAAAACTTACAACGTGGACTGACTGAAGGTTTAAAAGACATCGTAAATCATGAAGGTAACAATTATATTGGAGCATGGGAAACAAAAACTGTTATGGATTACTGGTCGAGTATTGTCGAACATAAGGAAAAGATTCTTTGGGCGGATTATCATACATTTATTTTTAATAAATTGGATGAGCCGGATATCATAAACAGAAGATTAAAACTGTATAAATCTATACAAAATTGTACGCGTAAAAAAATAATTATTTGTAACCAATTATTACAAAAATCACGAGATTTACTTCGCGCAGATGAAATGATTATTGTTCCATTTCAAAATTGGTTTGATCAACATTTTACGGATATATTACAAAAAATCATTCAAGCTATTGGAGAAAACGAAGAACCCATGGTATTTACCTCGTGTGGAATGGGCGCCAAAGTATTAATTTCAACGTTACGTCAAAAATATCCAAAAGGTATATTTATTGATATGGGTTCAGCAATGGATTATATATGTACAATGAGAAATACACGTGGTCGCAAGTTTTCCTACAATGATTTATATGAAATTATGAAACCGATTTTACCAGATAATTGGCATGACCCAAAATACAATGGAATATATGAATATGCGAAACGGTATCTCATTGAATGTTAGCGCATATACACCGATGAACATTTGAATTGGAACGGTTATCAAAGATGACCGTGCTTTTCAATTGATTTATCGGTAACATTGCCCTTGAGACATCTAGTGGAACGCCCTCATGCGTTCCATTAAAGATGTTCAAGGGTGTAAAACAACATAAATATAATCGAATACATTGATTGTATATGAAAGTATTTGTGATTCACTACAAAAAATTGGAGAACCGGAAACGGGATATTATCCAACAATTACAACAATTACATATTACAAATTATGAATTCATTGAACATTATGACCGAGACACATTAACCAAAGAAGATAGACAAAATTTCGAAGAAGGTTATAAATCCTGTCAAATAGCCATTACTTTGTCACATTTGTACGCATACAAAGAAATTTCGGACAAATACGATTGTGCGCTTATAATAGAAGATGACGCGATTTTTCATCCAAATTTCATTGAATTATTTAATGATTATATGAAACAATTGCCAAGTGATTTTGACGCATTTTTTATAGGTCACGGATGTAATTTACATATTGACAATCATGAATTAAAATCCAATTGTAATGTGTATAAAAAACAAGAAACACGTTGTACTGATTCGTATGTTGTCAGTAAAAAATGTGCTACAAATATTATAAATCATGTAAATAACATTTCATATAAAATTAATTCACCGGTTGATTTTTGGCTGAATACGGTATTCAAAGATTTGGATTTGAATATTTATTGGGCTGAACCACATCTGGTGGTTCAAGGTACCATAATAGGTAAATATCCTTCTTCACATTTATATGACGGCGCAACAATTTGAAAATAAAAAATATAAAAAAATGTTTTATGTATATGTATTACTTATGTCCGACATTGTTCATTCAACTAAATACGTAACTACGCATTATATTCCAGATGGTTTTGGTAGTCAATTTCAAACTCTACTCTATGCGATCATTTTTACATTGAATGATAAAAAGGAATTTGTATATACACCATTAAAGCATGTAGAACATAATTATGATAATGACCCATATTTTAATGAAAAATTGGAGAACTTAATAAATATACGACCTCATTTTAAAACCATGGAGGATTTCAACGAAGAACAACAACAAAAGGTTGAATTATATGACGGAATTCAATTGAAAAACAAAATGGACGCAAATATGAAGGAATTTATGACACCGGAAGCATTGAATAGAATACGCAATATTTTTTGGGGGAACAAAGAACGCGATTACTTTAAAAATGGGAAAATAAATGTTGCTATTCATATTAGACGCCCCAATGAATACGATGAAACCATTCTGGAAGAGAACAAAAAACAATTTGGTTATTTTCAACGATACAATACCAACGAATATTTTTTGAGAATCATTCATACCTTAAGAAATAGATACTGTGGGAATGAGATACAGTTTCACATATATTCACAAAACAACAAGCGCGCAAGTTTCGACTGTTTTATCAGCGAAGATACTCAATTACATATTGACGAAGATATTTGTTCAACGTTTGTTGGATTGGCTGCTGCTGACATATTAGTGACATCAGCAAGTTCATTTAGTTATGTAGCGGGACTATTAAATTACGGAACAATTATTTATTGTCCATTTTGGCACCCACCTCATCCGGATTGGGTAATAATATCATAAAAAAATATTTATGATAAAAACATAAATAGTAATATATTGTGTTGAAGTAATATATTACTATGGAAAGATATCATACACGAAAACAATTTCTCAAAGAACGGATCGATTTTCACCTTTCTTCGTTTGGTTTTGGTGTTTATTGTGACTACGCTATTTGTAATCGTATTGATGGAGGAGAACAACATGCGCAAATCGACATGGAATGTTTATATAATTTAAAAAACGGTGATAAATTGTTTATAAATGCCGCATATTTACCCAACATCAACCAAGTTTTTGCTTCGGTCATTCATATGTTACAAACCCGAAATATAAAATTACAATTTTATATCATGTGTGAACCCAAATTACCATTTGAGTATGTTTTGGCGATTTTACCTCATGCCATAGAAATATATCTTATGAACAATGAATACGACCATCCTCAGATACATCATATGCCCATTGGTATTCGTGATGGCGAAGAAGTACGTCCAGGTCACAAACATTTTACACAAAAGACCCTCGTAGAAGAGGGAAAACAAACACGTGAGAAAAAATACCTTTGTTTGTTGTGTTTTTCATCCGGTCCAACGCGCGCACAATGTGAACAAACATTGGGAGAACAATCCTTCGTATTAAATTTGAATAAACAAGAATTTCCCACGCAACCATCCATACATTGTGGGAAAGTGCCCGTATGGATCAATTATGAAAAAACCCATGAATCGTGGTATGTATTGTCCCCACCTGGGGCAGGCATTGATTGTCACAGATTTTATGAGGCCATTTATTTGGACGCAATTCCCATCGTGAAACGGACCAACACCGCGTTTGATAAATTATACAATGCGTTTCCTTGTTTGATAGTGAACGATTGGGAAGAGGTTACTGAAGAATTGTTGGAGAACATGAAAGAAACAATGTCAATAAAAATGAAGGATTTCAAAGAAAAATACCCTAATTTTATGACGGACTTGGACAGTATTTCGGAATTATTGTTGCAAACTTAGAATAGTTTATATTTCCGAAACCAAAGATATGTGGTAAATCAACAAACTTCTCAGGAATTAGGTTGGAACCGCATCTTGTGTCCTGTCATCTTTATTTTGAAGTATTTTTATAAAATATCTATTTTCAGTACATGTTTCAGGGTTTGTAACTTTTCTTAAATATGTACATTGATCTGTATAATCTAGTGCAAAATTACTATTGTTATTCAATATATATAACATACCAGATAAGAATCGTTCTGCGTAATGAGTTGTAGATTTATCGAATATTACAATAGGGGACAACATTTTTCTTAATTCCAAAATTTTGGATTTATGTAAAATAAATGTGTTACACCAACATAAGGTAATTTTATCAAGCACGTGCGTTAATTGTAAATTATCAACCATTTCTTTACTTAGCATACCAGGGCCCACCGGAAATGAATGAACAGCTGCGGCTGTTATATTATTTTCGATAAAAATATTGAAATCGTATTTATTTTTTAAAACATATGTATCCTGAGAAAAAACAACAAAATCATAAGTATTGACCAAATTATTTTCAACTAAATAGTCAATACCAAATAAATAAGCACCAATATCCATTTTCTTTGTACTCGTATTTGTTATTATTTTGACGTTATCATAACCATTGAACATGGTATGGATATCAGCAATATAATTTGAATTATTGTCTATTATCAGAATAAAACTATCGGGATAAAATTTTTGAATGTTGTCAACATAATATTTGATAAAAGTATCGTAATTACGGAAATATTTTAAAGCAATAATAAATAATATATTGTACGAATCATTTTTATCCGCTATCTCAGTTGAAAAAACCTCCATTATAAACAATATATATTTACAATAAAATAGTATATATATATATTTTCAACTTAATAATATCCATAATGCATATTATTATTCCCATGTCAGGTATCGGTAAACGGTTCAAGGAGGCTGGATATACCGTTCCAAAACCATTAATCATGATAGAAAACAAACACATTATTCATCACATTGTCAATTTATTCCCTGGAGAACATAAATTCACATTTATTTGTAATGACGAACATTTGAGAACCACGGACATGCGAGAAATACTCACCAATATTGTACCAAATTGTTCTATATATGAAGTATCTGTGAATAACCGAAAAGGACCCGTAGATGCTGTATTACAAGCACAAACGTTAATCGATGACAATGAAGAAATTATTGTATCATACTGTGATTATGGTACGAAATGGGATTACACAGCCTTTTTAAATGATATACGCAGATATGATGCGGATGGCTCCATCGCATGTTATCGCGGGTTTCATCCGCACATGTTGGGTAGTGATAATTATGCTTTTATAAAAGAAACTGATTTGTTTATGGACGCGATTCAAGAAAAAAAACCGTTTACGGAGAACAAAATGGATGAATATGCGTCCAATGGAACGTATTATTTCAAATCGGGAAAAATTGTCAAAAAATATTTCCAGGAATTGGTAGATAAAAACATTCATGTTAATAATGAATTCTATGTGAGTATGGTGTACCAATTGATGCGTGAAGACCATTTGAAAATCCGTATTTTTGAAATAGAGAAAATGCTGCAATGGGGCACACCCAAGGATCTGGAAGAATACCTGGTGTGGTCCAACTATTTTTTGTATCGTAATAGCAGTTTCCAACATACATTTCAAGACCGGCAAAACACCACTCTCATTTTGCCAATGGCCGGTGCTGGTAGCCGGTTTTTCTCTATGGGATATACCACACCAAAACCATTGTTGGAAGTTGAGGGTATTCCTATGGTTGTGAAAGCAGTCGGAGATTTACCGCACACTACCCACAAAATATTTATTTGTCAAAACGAACATTTGGAATCGTATGATATACAACGTACCCTTTTATCTAGATATCCTGAATCACAATTCATAGGCATTGATTATGTTACTGAAGGACAAGCATGTACGTGTGAACTGGCGTTTAAATTGGAAAAAATACAATCATTGGAATCACCTGTCATGATTTCAGCGTGTGATAATGGAGCGTATTACGACATGGATGCTTACACTAAATTAGTAAATGACCCTGATGTAGATATCATTGTGTGGTCCTTTTCCAACAATCCAACGAGTCAATTGTATCCGCATATGTACGCATGGTTGGATGTGGATGAGAACCAGTACATTCGGCGTGTTTCTATCAAAAAACCATTTGAAGATTGTGAAAATAAATATGCCATCATAGGGACAATGTTGTTTAAAAAAGGAACCTTTTTTTTAAAAGGCCTCAATAAAATTTATTATGACGAATTGAGAACCAACGGAGAATTTTATGTAGATAATATGATTGAACCCTTAATAAATATGGGATACAAATGTAAAATATTAAACGTTGATAATTATCTTTGCTGGGGAACACCGAATGATTACAAAACATATGAATATTGGTTTGATTATTTCAAAAATAATACAAACATATCGTAAATAATATACAAAATGAATAAAACAAAAATATGTGTTTTGGTTTGTGGTTTACCGAGATGTTTGGATTTAGTGATAAATAACATGAAATCCTTATTTAAAGACGCAAAATACGATGTTAATTTTACAATATGTTCCAGTATTGAACAAAATAATGAAACAGAATATTTAAATTACAATATTTACGATTTATTAAAGCAAGAAAAACTTTCATCCATACAAAATATTTTGTTGTTAGAATCCGATAAAAACACTGAATACCGTAATTCAGTCAATTATTTCAAAAAAATATCGATGGGGCTCAATTTATTGTCCGACGGATATGATTATTATATTGTCATACGCAGCGATTGTATTATAAACAACATCGATTTTTTAGATTTAATAGATGAAAATAAACTCTATTTTTCATCCAATCATTTGAATCCGTATACCAAAGATATTTCGGAAAAGATAAATGAAGACATAATTGTCACGCGAAATTTTAAATCTTTGCGCTATTTGCGTGATTTATATACACATGTAACACATTTACACTGTAGTTACAATAACCATGCTAGTATAGTGATGTACCAATTTGTTCAGATGTATAATTTTATTACATATGAATCCTTGGATATTCAGTATAAATTGATTCTATCCAAATGTAATATCATCGCCATATCAGGCGATTCTGGTTCTGGTAAAACGACCCTCATGAAGCATTTAAAGGGACTGTTTTCCGAATCAAATGTAATTAATCTCGAAACAGACCGTTATCATAAATGGGAACGTGGAAATGAAAATTATCAAACAATAACACATTTACATCCCGATGCGAATCATTTGGAATTAATGTCCAATGATGTGTATAATTTAAAAATTGGGAATGACATTTATCAAGTAGATTATGATCATTCAACCGGCAAATTTACTAACAAACAATTGATAGAACCCAAAGATAATATTATATTATGTGGGTTACATACGTTATATAATCAAAAAATGAATGATATTATCGATATCAAAGTATTCATGGATACTGAACGTGAATTAATCAAAAAATGGAAAATTGAGCGTGATGTGAATGAACGTGGTCATAGTATAGAAAGAGTAATACAACAAATAGAATCAAGGAATACAGATTATTATAAATACATCGATAGTCAAAAAGAAAATGCGGATGTTGTCATTCGTTTTTATGAAGAAATAATTGATAATATTATTCAATTAAAGTGTAGGGTTTTTATTAAAAATAAAAAAATAATTCATAAAATAATGGGTAAATTGTTACATTATGATATTCATAATATGGAAAATGGAAACATATTTTTTGAATTAAATGGCATAGTCAAAGATGAAAGCACAAACTCCACAGGTCTTCTTCCTACGTTGTTAATATTAGACTACTTCCAAGAAATTGTTTCTATTTTCACGATGATTATTTTATCATAATAATTTTGGAGGATTTTTCCGTAGCGATAGCGGATAAAATGAATAATATATTATTTTCTACGCAATACTTCCTCCTCCATGGTTTGTAATTTTAAAACATCACTTTTAATAGAAATCAATTCCGTAGTATCATTCATACGTTTTACGTAACAGTATAAATCAATATAAGATTGTAATATTTCAATTAATGAATAACATTTTGTAATATTTTCAGCAGATACATATACATTTTCATTGTAGAATATAACATCATATTCTTCCGTAAATTTATGATCCAGTGAATATATTACGGTCATTTTTTGTACAAAAACCGCCAAGTCAGGGAAACAAAATACCATGTTTTTAATTTGATCATATAAATGACCAAAATTTGTACATTTTACAACACGTTTTTCATCAAACATATGACACATAGTATTACAATTATTTTCGCATAATATTTTTTCGGAAGAACCAATCATTGAACCATTTGAAGATTTTTCGTACACCTCTCCGCAGGTTGGTGTCGAAAAATCATCTAACAACAGAGGACGCAGTCCGGAGTTGTTTTTTCCACAAAAATATTCGAATAAATAATCATAATAAACATATATTTCTTCCATGGTATCGGCAGTAATAATTACCCCGTGATTTTTAAGAAAATAAATATCGCAATCCTCCGAATACTGTGTGTGAATTTCATGGGATAATTCTATACCTGGTGTAAAATAATCGATGATGGTGTTGTTGTAGATAAAATCCGTCATATCTAATACCGCGTTCGAACAGAACCAGACATTGGATGGCGTAAAATGGAGATGTACCGTATATTTTTTCATAAAAGAGTGAAAATATGTTTCCATGGACGGGTGGTTCCATCCAAACATCTTGGCAGTTTTCACATTATTTATATTGGATTCTACCATAGTCACACAGGATGGATTATGTAGAATACAATACCCTTCATCATAACTCATATTACCCAATATAAATCCTGATGATTTAATAAACAGTAAATCCCCTAATTTCACAGATATGTTTCCTCCCGGTCCTTGAACATTGAATTCCGATTGTCCAAAAAATTTGGAAAGACGAACTAAGTTGTCCGCAGTTAGGAAATATTCTTGAAAAAATTGGAGGATGGAAGTAAAATTACCGAATTTTATGTATTTTTGTTCACAATATGTATATTTTTCTGTATTATCTTCGAATAAAAATGAGAACATACCGAGACGCAAAGCCGGTTCAATATCACAAATATAATCATCACCAATATAAGCCATTTTATCAAATGGAATACCCATTTTATGTTGTATTTCTAAGAACATATTTACATCTGGTTTTTCGTTACCACATTCGTCACTGGTCTGAATACAATCAATATAAGAAATTATGTTAAGTTCTTGTAGCTTTTTATACTGTTGATAGAATTGATTGTTGGATATCAGGCCAATTTTAATATTTTTTGATTTTAGAAATGCCAAAAAATCGACCACACCTGGATATAATACAAGTCCTTCAAAAAATGAATTATGATAAATTTGTAGATAATAATCAAGATGTGACAGTGGTATATGAAATAATTCCATTAGCTTTTTCACATAAATCGCTTTATTAAATTTATTAGAATGATTGTTTGACCCCTTTATGTTTTTGTTTATTTTATCATAAGCACCGCTAACACTATGTAGAGGAATAGATAATTTTTCATGTAACTCGTTGAATAATGTATCAAGAGCCCGTTTATTATTTACATCATAATCATAGAGTGTGTTGTCAAAATCAAATATTACACCCTGAATCATAGTATAATAAATTACATAAAATATTTATTATATTATTTTTATTCATAATAACTTAAAAATATCTCGAATACAATGTTCAGTGTATATTTGAATGGATGTATCTGATCAACAAGGAGGTACAAAAACTACTATTTCAAACTCATCAGATAGCGAAGCTGGATATAGGTTGGGACCAAACTATACAAGCTTACGCGCATGTTTTATACTTGCTTGTAAATATTACAGAAATTATGAAACGTTGATCCCAATGTATGTAGAAAATATTTGTAATTTTTATCCGGATGCACTGATTGTTTTGGTTGATAATAATTCACATTATTTTGACGATGTTCGTAATCAATTAGTTGATTATAAAAATGTGGTTATTTTAACAAACAACATACCATGTAAATTTGAAATAGGAGCCTATAAAGTTGGTATAACATATTTACTGGATAACCATATACAAGACATTGATTATGTTTTTTTTACTCAAGACAATTATATTCTTAAGAATAAATTAAATTTACATATGTTAAAACAAGAGCAAATTACAGCGTCGGCATTATTCGCGTTTTTATATTTGAATCCTGTGACACAACAAAATTTTTATTCTCCAACTTCTCAGCACGTATTACAAAAAATAGGTTTACAAGATTCCATTCATAAATTAGCATTATGTTGGTGTCATTCTTTTGTTTTACATTTTTCAAAGATTGGTGATTTTTTTGAAATAACAAAAGATATTATTATTGTCAACAGACCTGAAAGTAATGATAGTGAACGTTATTTATCTGGAATATTATATTATTTGAATGACAGTAAAATTTATCAGATTGATGATGATATATCATATGAATCGTTATCTTTTGATGAATTAAAAAAATACGGTGGAAAACAATATTTTATAAAATTTCATCAATCAAAAACTGAGCAGACACCGGATGCGTAATTTCATCAATATATAATATATATATATAATATATTATATAATAATATATAATTATGAATTTATTACCCGTCTAGGATGAATTGGAAACTAATGAAATAATTTTGCGCACATGTTTTATACTTGCTTGTAAATATTACAGAAATTATGAATCATTTATCCCAATGTATGTAGAAAATATTTGTAATTTTTATCCGAATGCATTGATTATTTTGGTTGATAATAATTCACATAATTTTGACGATATTCGAAATAAATTCATTGATAACGAAAATGTTGTTGTTTTAACAAACAATACACCATGTAAATTTGAAATAGGAGCCTATAAAGTAGGAATTACATATTTACTGGAAAACCATATACAAAACATTAATTATGTATTTTTTACTCAAGATAATTATATCATAAGAAAAAAAATAGATCTAGATGTTGTATTAAATCAACAAAAAATTATGGCTGCTGCAATATTTGCGAATGTAGGTTTTCATCCATGGGAACAACAACTTTTTTTAACGAAAATTTGTCAGGATATATTACAAAAAATAGGTTTACAAAAAATAGGTTTACAAGATTCCATACATAAATTAGCATTATGTTGTTGTAGTTCTTTTGTTTTACATTTTTCAAAGATTGCTGATTTTTTTGAAATAATAAAAGATGTTGTTATTACAATAAGATATGAATCAGAATGTAGTGAACGTTATTTATCAGGAATATTATACTATTTGAATGACTATAAAATTTCTCAGTTGGACCCTGATGAAGATATAATATCTCATTTAGTATCTATTGATGAATTTAAAAAATACAATGGTAAACAATTTTTTACAAAATTCCGTCAATTTAAAAATGAGCAGACACCGGATGATGTATAATAATTATATCCAATGAATGATATTATATATTTTACAACAAATCGCATCAGGTAATATATTATTTTCAACAAAATAATCACGATATTTTTGTATTTCTTGTGACCGTCCTTGTAATTCTGGAGAAACAATACATATTTTTGTTCCGTCTTTCTTTATTTCATCGTAAATATCTCGCGTAAGTGGTTGTGAAGTAAAACAATCACACCATACCCATTGAATCATATGTTTTATTGATCTATAACTTTCAATAGGTTCAAATTCAGAAAAACGACACGCAATATTGTTATTATTATGTTTTGTGTTCAATAAATGTATCATAGGTAAATTTGTGTCTAAAAAAAAATAAGATTGAATGCTGTATTTTTCCATAAATTCTATACAGAGCGGTTCAATGCGTTCGGATTTGATGTTTAATATCATCGTCTTATGATTGTATGATTTTAAATACGACTCAAAACATTCGCCGCGAAAATACGGGTCATGTTGTAAATGAAGTTGTTTGTAATCTCCGTCACGTAAATCCAATTCGACACCAAATATCGTGGGTATATTTCGCAATTCTTCTTCAGTATTAATCCTATGACATATAAATTCAGTATTTAAAACCATTTTATTATGTATTAAAATAGGTTCACCATTGATATATTTATAATATTGATATTCAGGATGTTGTCGAATTAATTCAAATATTTCGTGTATATATAATATGTACGTTTCATTGGTAGTTGAATTAAAAATGTGATATTTTTCCATATTTGATATTTTCGTCAAGAGTATATATAAGTTTGGATATATCAATTACATACGGACTATTTAAACCTTCATCTAACAAATCAAATTCGGATGGATGTGCTACAATACTTTCAAACGCAATATCGTTATTAAAGCCGGCCACGTCATTGCTAGAAAGTTGTATCTCATACTTACCTGAAACCGAATCGAACCCATAAATTTCCCCGATTCGGTCTTTATGTATTTCTTTGGTCATTTTGATGCGACAATACAAGGGAATATCATTATCTTCCGTATATGTCCGAACATCGTCAAAATAAGTAATATCCGTATGTTCCATCGAAAATTTAAAACGATAGTTAATAGTTAAAAAATGAGGCGTCACCAAACAAATAGATTTTACTGTGGAGGGTGAGAACAACAGATTTGCCATGCCCCCACCGATACTCCCTATGACTATTTTTGCGCGTGAAAATAGCTGTATTTTTTCGTCAATGGTCAGGTTCTCTGTGAAAACTTCTCGAATTCCTCTAGATTCTAATTCAACCACAAGCGCGTCTTCGTTCATCATTTTTCTGCGAGTGGTATAATTGGTACCAATGTTACTATTATCCTTATTTATCCAGGTTCTCCTGGATATATAAATGTTATTATAATCATTATAAAATGGATTAATAATAATTTTTTCTTTCATTTGTGAATATAAATCGTAGATTTCTTTTCTAGGTGGCGAATTGGAGAACCCACCGTGAGTTAGCGAATTACTTACATATAGTGTTTCATATACATTGTTTTCTTCATGAATGAATATATCGTCAGGATTGACCAACTTATATAGTATATCCAAATTAAAAGGATAAAAATCTTTCTTTTGTTTATTTGGATAATTAACCAATAATTTCAATTCGGGAATTGTTTTTTTAAGATGTAGGAACGTATGTAGATAAGGTATGGTATCGTACAAAAAATGGTAATAATTGTCAAAATTATAAATAAAAAAAAATACAGGAGTTTTGACATATTTTGTTACATGTTCTCCTTCCGTACATAATATTTTTTCGGTAAATGTATTGTTATCGTAAAATGAATCTTTGTTCAACGACATGATTTTTTCATCGTAAGGTGAAAATAATTCTGGTTCTATTTTTTTTATAGGATACAATAATACATTTGGATAAAACAAGTTTCTACCCGTTAAAAATACATTATTAAATGTTTTATAACCTATATTTCGTTCATGAACATTTTCAATGCGTAAAGGTGTAAACGTAACAATATTCATAATTACTTATTAGATTATAAATTTCTATATACTTTGTATTTTTTCGTACATATCATTTTTATTTACTTCCGCCATAATTTCCAATAAATTCGATAAACGACTTCCCGAAAAAAATTTGCTATGTAAATGTTGATAATTTTGTTCCACATCACGTATGGTTTGAATCATATTTTCATTGGTTGTCCAAACAATATAATTGTGATAAGGGATGTATTCTTTCAATGGTCCTTCTTCACATATCACAATTACACCACACATCAATGCCGGTAAAATTCTCAATTCTTCTACAGCATGGAATTCATGCGTTTGGTGTATATTAATCAGTATTTTTGTATTTTTATACAAGGAAATAAAATCTTCAGAAGTATTGCACGTATTTACGTTTATATGATTTATACCATTTTCACGAATTTTATTTAAAAAATCAATGCGTTTTTGTGTTCTATCTGGAAACAGAAACGTGGTTAAGCAGTGAATATTACGATTACCAATTTCATTATAATAAGGATAAAGTAACGGATGAATTAATATCATTTTTTTGTAAACGTCCTTTAAATCCTTCGAAATTTTTAAATTAATTTGGTTTACCGCACTATAATTAATAACAATGTCTGATTTATTTATGAAATTCTGGTTTTGCACAACAACCTTGTAATATTCATCACCTCCTGGATGGTTTTGATTTATTATTTTCGTATAAGTATTTATATCATCGTACATCCAAGCACCTCGTGAAATAAGAGTATGTTCTTCATTAATATAAACAATCAATGTGCGATTTTCATTCTTAAAATCATAAGTGTCAATAAAATGCCCTGAAATATTAAAAATGATATTAATCTTGTTATTAACCTCTGTAGATCCTAAAATTGTATTTGAATCATTTATAAAAGACCGAATTTGATTAACAACATAATAATAATAATCCGTAAAACACATTTTCAAATTTTCCACATATAAAATACATGATCCATGAAGTGTTTCTACAACTAAATTATCCGATAATCTTAAAAATGATGACATAATAATATTTATTATTATTATAGTATTATGTTTACATACTTTACATCCTTATACTTTTTATCGAAACAATAATTAGGCATTGTAATATACATTTTGTATTGTGTTTTCATTTTTATCAAATTGATTGATATCTTCAATCAATTTCGGTAAGTATTTATTGATATTGAATTCAACAATATCTTCCCATTGTTTCTTCGCTAAATGAATCGTACTTTTTTGATTCATATTTACCTTTGAATATGTAAAAAGATATCGTTTTATATATTTTTATGATAAAAATATAAAACCGTGATTCCTACAAACTCCTCCACAAGCAAGCTTGTTCCGGTAACTATTTGTGTAGAATCCATATTGTAAAAATATACACAAAATATTTATGTTATTTATAAAAAAAAATATAAAAATATATTATATAATATTTTTATCTTTTATGCTAACTAATATGTTAAACTTTAAACCCTTAAAAAAAGAACCTGAAAAGGTAACAATATGTCCATATACAGATGGTTTTGGTAGTCAATTTCAAACGATTATTTATGCCATCATTTTTTGTATTAGGTACGGACAACAATTTATATATACGCCATTAAAGCAAGTAGAACATAATTACAGTGATGATGTAACATTTATCGAAAGATTGGAAGAATTGATGAATATAAGATCACATTTTACAAATATGAAGGATTTGCCTCCAGAAATACAAAAAACAGTAACACTATGGGATAATAGCAATATCAAGTCTAAATTTGACTGGAAAATACAAGAAGTTGTCACACAAGATATACTGAATAAGATAAGAAATATATTTTGGGGAAATAAAGATATAAATCATTTTAAAAACAATAAAAAAAATATTGCTATTCATATCCGAAGGCCCAACACTGTTGATGAAACTATTCTAGACGAACCTCAAAAACAATTTCATAATTATAATAGATATAATACTGATGAATATTTTTTAGGAGTTATACAAAGAATACGTGATGAAAATAAAGGTATTGACTTACAATTTCATATATATTCACAAACAAATATACGTTCGAACTTCGACTGTTATATAAATGAGGATACACAATTACATATTGATGAAGATATTTGTTCAACTTTTGTTGGATTAGCTGCGGCAGACATATTAGTAACTTCTGTAAGTTCGTTCAGTTATATTGCAGGATTTTTTAATTATGGTACCGTGATTTATTTCCCATTTTTGCATAAACCATTGCCTCATTGGTTAATGTATACAGATTTCAGACCAAATTATTAATCTCTATTCTGGGTTAGGTTGCCTCAACAGCCCTTTGGGCTGTAAGGTTGAGCCCCTTTGGGGCTCTGACCCTAGGGTAAGAGACACCATAGGTGTCTCACACCTTACATCCCAAAGGGCTGTTGAGGCAACCTAACCCAGAATAGAGATTAAATTTGTGTCACAAAAAATACACGTTTTTCGTACTGTAAATATATTATTCATAATTATACTTTGTATTTTATCATATAATTCATGTTTGTTTGTAGATTTTCCGCACACCTTTGGTATCGGAAAAATTACTAACAACGAAGGTCGAAGACCGGAGTTGTTTGACTCTACCATAATTATCGAAACAATAATTAGGCATTGTAATATACATTTTGTATCGTGTTTTCATTTTTATCAAATTGATTGATATCTTCAATCAATTTCGGTAAGTATTTATTGATATTGAATTCAACAATATCTTCCCATTGTTTCTTCGCTAAATGAATCGTACTTTTTGCCCATTCAACATTTTCAAGACCATAAGCAATGCCATAATATTTGTTTATATTTTTTGATTCAATATACTCTTTTGTAGCACCCAATTTCATCCATTGTAATTCGTCCATACCATCGATTGGATATACGACTGATATACAACCACACATTGCTGCTATCATGCTGATAAACGAAATTGGGTCGTACGATATACACATTTCATGACTATTGAAAATACTAACAAGTTCAATTTGTGTATGGGTATGTGCTATGTGATAAGAATCTGGTGGATGTATTGGTGTATAACCATTTTCGTGTATAAAGTGTTTACGTGTTACATGACAACATCGATTTTTGTGTGTGGTTCCTTCATTAACGCAAAGTATTGGATTATTGTATAATATTGGCAAAAATTTAAATATAGTATTTATTTTTTCAGGATTATCATTAATCATCTTTTCAGAACAAAAAAAATACACAAGTTCATTTTTACCCCAATCTTCAACCATATTGTATGGTACATTTTGTCCAAGTCTACTTAACATCCAGCGAACAACATTTTTCGCGTTTAGTGGATTTCCTGTTACTCCTTCGCAGTATATCACAACACAATTATCATCTATTGGAAAATCGTCATAATAATATTTACTAAATATGTCGTTTTCAACCGCTCCTCTACATGGGTGAATTCTGACAGTTTGTCCATATTTTTCAAGCTGATTTGCCAGATAGTATGTCACAGTCATTCCTCCATTACCAATATCAAAATGATAGTGGGGATAAATCAAAATATTTTTTTGATTCATATAAAGTGTAAATTGAATAGTATTTATGTTATTATTAGTTTATAATTGTATTTTAATTTAGTACATATAATTATAAATATGCGAAATTTGTTTGCTGAATTATTATTCAAAGAAATGGAAACAAATGATAAAATAGTTTTAATAACTGCAGACATAGGTTACGGTGTTTTAGACAAAATTATGAATTCATTTCCTGACCGTTTCTACAATGTAGGTTCATCTGAATCTTTAATGATTGGTGTTGCCGTTGGATTTTGTTATGAAGGATTTTTACCGATTTGCTATACTATTACACCTTTCCTTTTATACAGACCGTTTGAAATGATACGAAATTATGTTAATTATGAAAAATTAAATATAAAATTAGTTGGTAGTGGTAGAGATAAAGATTATATCCACTGTGGACACACACATTGGTCCGAAGATGATGTGAATGTCGTCACAAATTGTTTCCAAAACATCAAAATATACAAACCAGACGTTTTTACATTGGATATGTTTAATGACTTTATTAAAAACGAAAATCCTTGTTATTTAAATTTAAAACGTAACTAACAATTATTCTTCTATTATTTTTTTAATTTCTCCAATATCTTTCATTATATGATAATGGGCATTAAGCCCACCCAAATATTTTGGATTTTGTGTTTGATGTACATTGATATTCGGTAAAAAAATTTTTAATCTTTCTTCTAAATAAGTACGTTCAATTGATTCATATGCTGAAAAACCATTTATATTTACATGAATTGACAAGTTGCCTATGTTTTTATTCCTTATAAAAGTCAATGCTTCCCATACAGAACCTTCCGCACATTCACCATCTGATAAAACACAATAAACATTTCTATTTTTATTTGCGAGGGATAATCCAACTGCTACTAAAATTCCGCAACCCAATGATCCTGTTGATACATAAATACCTCTATTTACATCTCTTTTCGGATGAAGGCCCATAGTAGTATATAGTTCTTCAGCACTTATCGAACCATTACTTTTTTCTTCTATTAAAACGTATTGAGCTAAACCCGCATGTCCGCACGATAATACAATCACATCTTCTTCATTTTTTTCGTTATATATTTTTTGTAATATGGGTAATACTGTTAAACTGCTTCCAATATGAGCAATTTTATGTTTAAATGACAATTCCAATATTCTTTCCATAATTATATAAACTTTTGGACATTTAAAATGTTGTTATTTAGCGCAAAAAAAAAGATTCAAGATTATATAATGAATGAAATAGGTATATCGTTAGGTTGGAATTGTCATAGCGCCGTTTGGGGAGTTAAAGTAGGTATAAGAAAACAAAAAAATGAAGGATATAAAACATGTCCTTTCGATGAAATGGTAACAAACTATAAAGGAATTATAGATTGTTTAAATGATGATTTCAAATATTTTCACGATGAAAATTATATCGAAATGATTAAAGAAGTAAAAGAAGATGAATATTTAATATACAATAACAAATACAATTTTATATTCAATCACGAAAGTCCAGGTCATGCTGATTTATATATACAACAAAATTGGCCAGAAGGAATAAATCATTATGTTAATAATAATTTCTTTCATTTTAAAGAGAGATACAATAAACGTATTCATAACTTTCGTTCTTATCTTTCCGATCCCAACAATTTCATTACATTTATTTTGACCTCTTGGAATAAAACAGACAATGATATTATCGACCTGAAAATGGCTATTGAAAAACATTATCCGTCATTGAAATACAAATTTGTTATTATAGATGACCCCAATGGTAAAGAATATTATTTGAAACATATAAGATATATGAGATATAAAGAGGACGATGATGAAATACAACGTTTACTAGAGAATACCTAGGGTGTTTGGTCCCAACCTAACTCTAGAGGAGTTTGTACAAATTCTTTGATCTTATCACATACATAATCCACATCATCTATTGTCATTCCATGATGTGCACCCAATAAAAATCCTTCGGCCATAATTTGGTCTGAATTCGGAAAAACGGTGAAAAACTCTCTATACGCAGGATGTCTTGTGACATTTCCAGCAAAACATACTCTGGTTTGTATGTTATTCTCTTCTAAAAATGTTAGTAATTTCAATCTATTTTTATACATAAATGGTATTGCTAACCAATCACTGTCAAACGTATTAATTGGCATGACCAACTCATCTACACCATTTAAATTTTCTAGATATCTATTAAAAATCATTTTACGTTTTTCTCTTATTTCATCTAACCGCGATACTTGTACAAGACCAAATGCTGCGTTCATTTCGCTCGATTTCATATTATATCCTACCGCACCGTATAAGAATTTATAATCATATTCAATGTCGTCTATTTTATAATCAAAACGTGTTTTAACATCTTCGGAATTGTCGCCAATTCTACCCCAATCTCGAAACATTGTCGCACGTTTCAACAAACTTTTGTCATTAAGCATTAACATTCCACCTGAACCGGCTGCTGTAATTAAATGACTTGAATAAAAACTGGTGATCGAAATATCTGTTTCTTCCGTACATGTAATGGTATCAGCCGAATCTTCAAAAAGAATCACATTTTTCGGAATTCGTTCACGAATTGTTTTCCAATCCGGCTTAGAACCAATTAAATTTGGTAATAAAATTAACCGTGTATTTTCGGTTAATTTTTCGCATATTTGGTCTACGGTGGGTACATAAGTTCCTTTTTCAACATCACAAAAAATGGGTTTTAAACCCGATTGAATGATGGGTGCAATGGTTGTTGAGAACGTACACGCTGGTGTAATCACTTCACTGTCCTTTGGCAAATCTAACGCACATAATCCCAGCAAAATCGCGGATGAACCACTATTTACGAAAAGACCATATTGTTTTCCAAATAACTTGGATACCTTTTCTTCAAATTCTACCGATGTTGGCCCAAATCCAGACAACCATCCCTTGTGTAAACAATCATTTACAGCCGCTATTTCTCTATCACCATAGGCTTCTTTTTGATTCGGCGCATACCATATTTTTTTCCTCATTGTATTATTATATAATGATGTTTTTTTAATTTATTTTTTATAAAATATAATATAAACATTTGTAGCGAATTAATAACCATATGAAAGTATTAATAACTGGTGGTAATGGTTTTGTAGGAATAAATATAATAAATGAAATGATACGAGGAGAAGTTTGGGATATTACATGTTTGATAAATAAGAATGATGAAAATATTCCAGAACAAATTCATAGGATATATGATTTGAGTCATGATTGTCATTACGATTTTATAATTCATGCCGGTGGTAATCCGTCGTCAAAATCATGTATTAAAAACCCTGAAAGTGCGTTTAATGATAATATTACATTGACATTTCATATGTTAGAATATGCCAGAAGAAATAACATTAAAAATATTATTTATTTAAGTAGCTGTGAAGTATACGGTTATGCTACTGACAATTCAAATGAGAATGATATGTTAAAATCATATAACATGTATGGAGCTTCCAAAGTTGCTTGTGAACATATGTTATCCGCATATTATCATAGTTACGGTATTTCATCTGTCTCAATACGTTTACTCAATACTTATGGCCCCTACTGCCAAAAAGAACGTTTTCCGTCGATAATACAACACAAATTTGATACCGAAGACATACCACATTTTATATTAAGCAATAAAACATCAAAAAGATGGTTAGATATTCAAGAAATGGCCAAACGTATTATTTTTATAATAAATCATATGCCAATTGGTAATGAAACCTTTAATCTTGTGGGAGATGATAATTTGTCATTGGTAGAATTTATACATAAACTTTCAAATGGTAAACAATTTACATATGAATATAGTAAAGAAGATATTTCAGGATATCATCACGAAGGAAACGCAGACGGTTCGAAATTTTATAAATTTTACAAAGGATAAATATACAATATGATATTTAAGATAATATCATATTAAAGATAAAATATTTTATAATATATTAATAATGAAAAACGATATTGTACTTCATAAAGGGTTTTATTGGCCTAAAAAAGATGGCTCTCAGGAAATTACAAGTGAATATGCTCATACAGACAGTACATGTTTTAACCTAATGAATAAATTCCAAGATATCCCAGACAATGTTTCAAAATATGTCGAGACAAAAAACGTAATTGTCCAAGCAGGTGGTAATGCCGGATTTTATGTAAAAAGATATTCACAATTATTTAATACTGTATATACATTTGAGCCCGACCCATTAAATTTTTTATGTCTAAATTTGAATGTTATGTCGCCAAACGTTTATAAATTTCAAGCATTTTTGGGTGATGAACATAAATGTCAAAAATTAAATAACACATACGCTACATTAGGTCACGGAGGTTCGCATGTAGACATTGATAGTATTGGAAATATTCCAACATTACGTATCGATGATTTAAATTTGAAAGAATGTAATTTGATACATTTAGATATTGAGGGATATGAAAAATTTGCGTTATTAGGAGCAATTGAAACATTGAAACGTTGTAAACCTGTTGTTTGTATCGAAGATTATGAACAGTGGAAACAAAGATATAATACGAGTCTTAGTGAAATAGAATCTATATTATTTGATATTTCATATCAACGTATTTGTAAAGTAGACGGAGATACAGATCTAATTTATAAATATGTAAGTTTATAAAATATAACAATCTAAAAATATTATATTTCTTATTATATTATGATTGTTTCTATACTAGATAAAAGCGGTGGGTTTTACTCCATGTTTCATTTCACACTAAATCACTTGTTATTTTGTAAAAAACATAATATTTCATTTCAGATAGATTCGACCCATTGGTTGTTCAAATACAAAGACGGCTGGACTGATTACTTTAAACATTTTGAATTGAAAGGTAATAATTATCATCCTGTAAAATACATAAAACATTACCAAACTGCGGGTGACTTTCCGTTATATGAATATGTGAATATTATCAAAGAAATTTATGTTTATAATGACACAGTATTGTCTGAAATTGAAAAAGTAAAACAGATTTTTCATTTACAAAAGAGCGCATACGATTCCATATTCATTCGCCGTGGAGACAAATTAATAGGCGAAAGTATCTACATTCCGGTTGAAAAATACATGGATTTATTGCTACAAATCAACCCAGATTGTCACACTGTATTTTTACAGACAGATGATTATCGGGCTTACATGGAACTGGAAGAATATATTCAAACACACAAATTAAATATTAAACCAATCACAATATGTGACCCAAACATGAATGGAATGGTTATTTTTGAACCTTCTTATCGTGAAAAACTCCAAACAACCAGCAAAATAGTCACAGAACTGAACCCTGACGAAATGTATAAACATACCCTTGATATGCTTATTGGTGTAGATATTTTATTGAATTCAAATATATGTATTTGTGACTACCAATCTAATGTTTCACGTTTTGTAAAATTAGCACATAATAATCCCAACAATGTACATGATGTGATGAATCCAACCGAAGATATTGATATGAATCGTATTGAATGTCCGTCATTTGGTAATTTTCGTGGTCAACAAAAATTAGATTGTCTTGTTAGATTATATTGAATTACAAATATATAAACATAAATTTTTATATATTTTACGTGTGTAATGATGAATAAGGACATCCCTAATGTATTTCTAACACTAACACATTATTCAATACAAGGTTCAACCAGTTCGTGGTACATTCCTAATGGCGGAAATACCGGTATCGGTAACATGTTATTTCAAATAACATCTTCACTATGTTTTGCGTTAAAAAACAATGCGAAATTATACGTGCCTGGATTGGAAACCTTTTTCAAACTAGAAAATGTCAAAAAAGAGAACAGTATTTTTCGCAATGTTTGTTCTGAATGTCCCCCTGAATATGTGAACGATACCCCCCTTCCTATGACAAGTGATAGAAAAAACATTTGGGAATATGATTTTGATGTCCTACGTACATCTAATAACGAAGGACGAAGTCCGGAGTTGTTTGTACATAACATTCATTTCAGTGAATATTTTGAAAATTATCAAAATATTATGGAGAAACGTAGCATGATACAAGACATGTTTGGTCCTACACAACAAGATATTGATTATATTACTCGAAAATATCCACAAATACTTGAACCAAATATTTGTTCCGTACATATCCGACTGGGTCCAGATTATAAACAAATTTTTCATGACAATCATGCGCGATTATCTGAATTACAATATACTTATTGGAAATGTATTGACCATGTTATTCAAGAAAAGAATGTCAATACATTTTTTGTTTTCACCAACGACCGACAATATTGTCAATATATTCTTGATAAAAACCCAAAATATCAAAACATCCAGTTTATATATTCCGATGAACGCGATTTTATTGATATTTGGATGATATCACTGATTAAATTGAATATTGTTTCATTATCCACACTTGCTTGGTGGGGGTCCTTCTTAAATAAACATCCGGATCAATACATTGTTTGTCATAAGGGTTGTCGTGACGATTTACATTATCCAGGATGGATAGTTCTCGAATAAAAATTATGAATCATAATATGGATTGTCGTGTATTTTCATGCCGCAATATTCACGGGGTTTTTTCTTATAATCCTCCGGGTCATGGATACCGGCTTCTTTGGCATTTTCCAACAAAATTTTGAAATTTTGCCAGAATTCACTCTTATGACCAATCGATTTTGTCATAATATGCGACAATTCATGTATGGAAACAAACATCAAGGTATGCTCGTCAATTAAATTGTTATTTTCCGTTTTCTCCTTGTTCAGGCAAAATGCCAATTTCTCACCTTTGTTCTCACTGTATGCTGTATATTCACTGGTAGGTAAGGTTTCCATGACTTTCTGTGGGTTATAGTTTTTCACCAAACGTTGAACATCCGGATTATCTGAGAATTTTTTTCCCATATATTCCACCAATGCTTTGCATTTTTCAGTAACTTTTGCGAGTAAATCAGCAGCTTTTTGTATATTATCACGTTCTCTAACACAATATTTATTACCATCCACAGTAGATACAATACATTTTAATTGAAAGGAGTCGCTGTCATAATAAATATAAATACATATTCCTATAATAAATGCGATTAATACATACCCTAAAATGTCTATATTGGACATAACAAATGCTCTATATATATAGAATATATTATACAATATGCTCAAATAATTTGATGATTTGTTTTTCACTTGGTAAATTTTTTCCCAACATACTAATTACCATTCCCGAGCGTTTGAAATAGGTTTGTATGACCGAATCAACATCTGCTTTTTTTATGGGTTGATATCGTATTCTATAAATATCTGACAATGGTACCACAGGTCTATCAGGATGAATTAAAAAATGAAAGCCATTGTGATTCGCTATGTTGGTACTGTTCTCCAATTTTAATTTCATGTGACCTTTCACAAAACCGTGTGCTATTCGCATTTCTTTTTCTGTTACGCCATTATGAACCAAATTCAATATCATTTTAATTATAATGGGGAGAACACCCATCCCATTGGAACCATTACGTAAAATTTTTGTATTGTCGGCCTCGGCGTAAATACTAAAATCACCGGACATTTCATTGTAATCAACAAATACTTTGGATGTATACGTAAGTCCATGTTCTTCGCGTAACAATATAAACAATCGAGAATTGAACGCACTACTAAGTATATTGTTCAACATATTGAGGGCATATTTGT